ATGCAAACCGTTATTTTCGGCCGTCCGGGTTGCCCTTACTGCGTTCGTGCAAAAGATCTGGCAGAAAAATTAAGCAACGAGCGCGATGATTTTCACTATCAGTATGTGGATATTCGTGCTGAAGGGATCACTAAAGAAGATTTACAACAGAAGGCCGGGAAGCCCGTTGAAACCGTGCCGCAGATTTTTGTCGATCAGCAACACATCGGTGGCTATACCGATTTTGCAGCCTGGGTAAAAGAGAATCTTGACGCCTGATTGCCGGATAAGCCCTCTCTGTTTGAGGGCTTTATTGATTTTTTCTGTGTTGTGGCTTGAACAAGCTACTGATAAACAAGAAACACAACGCCCCCAGCGCACACCAGAAGACAGCACTCAATAACCATGCCAGCTCTTGCCAGAATGAGCGTGTTGGTGAAAAAAACAGGCGCATAATTAACATAGAACACGGTGCTGCCAGCATTGCGCCAAACAGGGGTTTAAGGACTTCTCTACGCTGCGAAAAAAAACTGGCGACAGCTCCAGGAAGAATGAAAAACAGTAAGCCGATTTCAGGATGCCCGGCAGCCCGAAAAGCGCCCTTCATATGCGTCGCCAGGAAAAGGCACACCACAATGAAGAGGACAAAACAGCAGACTGCCCCCGCCCAACGTTGTTTATGTTTCACATCTTCCTCCTGACACTGCCTCTATCGAACACATTTTTCGCCAGTGTGGCGCTCAGTAAGATAAAGCCGCTTCGCATTCCATGCTAATATAGGCCAACACAATTCTTATAGCCGTTGGTATCTAATGTGATTACACTAGTAAAATATATTGTTACTTTACTATTGATTAAGTGCGCTGAATGAATCTGCGCCCTGAATTCAGGTAAAAACATTATCTTAAATTACCATTTCTTTCAACAGCTTACTCGTAAACAAGAAGTTAGTCTCCGTGAATATAAACGTCGCCGAATTGTTAAATGGGAATTACATTCTGTTATTATTCGTGGTCCTCGCGCTTGGGCTATGTCTCGGAAAATTACGACTTGGTTCAATCCAACTGGGTAATTCCATTGGCGTTTTAGTCGTATCGCTATTATTAGGTCAACAACATTTCAGTATTAACACCGACGCGCTTAATCTTGGCTTTATGCTGTTTATTTTCTGCGTCGGGGTCGAAGCCGGACCCAACTTTTTTTCCATTTTTTTCCGCGATGGGAAAAATTACCTAATGTTAGCGCTGGTAATGGTCGGTAGTGCGCTGTTGATCGCCTTAGGTTTGGGTAAGCTGTTTGGCTGGGACATTGGCCTGACGGCCGGTATGTTGGCTGGCTCCATGACATCGACGCCGGTTCTGGTCGGTGCGGGCGATACGTTACGCCACTCTGGTATAGAAAGCGGGCAGCTCTCCGCGGCACTGGATAATTTAAGCCTTGGGTATGCATTAACCTATTTGATCGGTCTGGTGAGCCTGATTGTCGGAGCGCGTTACCTGCCCAAGTTACAGCATCAGGACTTACAGACCAGCGCCCAGCAAATCGCTCGTGAGCGAGGTCTGGACACCGACGCCAGCCGCAAAGTCTATCTGCCGGTGATTCGCGCTTACCGAGTCGGGCCGGAACTGGTCGCCTGGGCCGACGGCAAGAACTTGCGTGAATTGGGTATTTATCGACAGACCGGTTGCTATATTGAACGTATCCGTCGTAACGGGATTCTGGCAAATCCGGATGGTGACGCCGTGTTGCAAATGGGCGATGAAATAGCGTTGGTAGGATATCCCGATGCCCACGCCCGACTCGATCCCAGCTTCCGTAACGGTAAAGAAGTTTTTGATCGTGACCTTCTCGACATGCGTATTGTCACTGAAGAGGTGGTCGTCAAAAACCATAACGCCGTCGGTAAACGTCTGGCGCAATTGAAGTTGACCGATCACGGTTGCTTCCTTAACCGCGTGATCCGCAGTCAGATCGAGATGCCAATTGACGATAACGTAGTGCTTAACAAAGGTGACGTTTTGCAGGTGAGCGGCGATGCCCGCCGTGTGAAGACCATCGCTGACCGTATCGGCTTTATTTCGATTCACAGCCAGGTCACCGACTTGCTGGCATTCTGCGCATTCTTTGTTATAGGCCTGATGATCGGGATGATTACCTTCCAGTTCAGCACTTTCAGTTTTGGCATGGGTAACGCTGCCGGATTGTTATTCGCTGGCATTATGCTGGGCTTTATGCGCGCTAACCACCCGACCTTCGGCTATATTCCGCAGGGTGCGTTAAGTATGGTGAAAGAGTTTGGTTTGATGGTGTTTATGGCGGGTGTTGGTTTAAGCGCCGGTAGCGGCATCAATAACGGCCTGGGCGCGATTGGCGGTCAGATGTTGATTGCCGGATTGATTGTCAGTCTGGTGCCCGTTGTTATCTGCTTCCTGTTCGGTGCTTACGTATTGCGTATGAACCGCGCACTGTTATTCGGCGCAATGATGGGCGCACGAACCTGCGCACCGGCAATGGAGATCATCAGTGATACAGCCCGCAGTAACATCCCGGCGCTGGGCTATGCGGGCACTTATGCAATAGCTAACGTACTGCTGACACTGGCAGGGACAATCATTGTGATGGTATGGCCCGGACTCGGATAAAACTGAAGTTGCCCTAAAAATGAAATTTTTTTGTACAACCGCAGAACTTTTCTTCAGGGTATCAGTCTTAATTAGTGCCACTGCTTTTCTTTGATGTCCCCATTTTGTGGAGCCCATCAACCCCGCCATTTAGGTTCAAGGTTGATGGGTTTTTTGTTGCCTAAAATTTATGCCTTTTAAAATCATGATGTTAGAAGCAGTGTTTTTTAACGATGGCGACAAATTGGCGGCAGAGTCAAAGAGAGAGCGCCACCTGTCCTGATTTCATTGGATGCGGCTGAACCGGATTTGACTCTTTTGGCGTTGCAATCGAACGAACAAAAGTTTCATGGGTAACAAAAGTATGGCTGCAGTTAATGTTCTGGCACTGGTTGTAACGCTCTTTGGTCAATGAAGATACCTGAAAACTGCTGCGAGTATGGGCGGCACTTCCACACAGTGGGCAAATCATCATTTTTCGAGTTCTCCCCATTTTTGCTAAATTCACAATAATGATACCGCATTATTCCATTTTGCAAACTTAAAAGTTCTCCATTGCGAAGAATCATTCCATTTTGAAATCATCAATCCTCACTTCAAGCTCCAGACTGGTCGTAAAACCATTATCCGGGCTGACGGTATGTGTCAGAGTCGTAATGGTCCATTCCGCATCATCTATCGGCTGTTTAAAGCCACTGACTTTCACTGGCATTTCCGTATAGAGTTCTGCCCGCCCTTCCGCCAGTTGTAGCGAGAATGACGCAACGCCGCGTTGCAGGCGTTCCCACTGCATTTTCGCAGCCCGTTCAGCGTTGCTCCGGTTGGCATAAGTGCGATTAAGTACCAGCACGTTTTCATCTGTACCCACCAGGTAATCGCCCTGCTTCGCTTCCGGCTCTTTCTTCTGCTTCTTAGTCCTGCGCTTACGCTTCACCGTGGTGCTTTCTTTCTTCGCGGGTTCGCGGGTATGCAACCAGCTGGCAATTACGCCCGTGTAGGCTCCGCGATCTGCCAGGGTAAAGCGGTGACTGTCGCCGTCCTTACGTGTGATAGTGATAACCGGTAGTGGTTTACCGCTGGCGCTTTTACCCTGTCCCTGCCGGATGAATAACAGATTGCCATTTTTCACCGACGCAATAGCACCGTACTGGCGCGCCAGCCGCATCAGAAAACTGCCGTCACTCTCATTAGTCTGGTCTATATGTTCCACGGGTTTATCTGACAGGTCTTTACCCAGTGCCATCTTCAGTTTGTGCCGCACAGCTATTTCCTTCACCACTTCCCCGACAGTGGTCTTGTGCCACGACTTTTCACGGCGGGTATTCAGCGTTTCCCGAAAATCAGCACTTCGCGCCCGGATAGTCAGGCGGTCCGGTGCGCCAGTGTGTTCAATCTCGTCCACCGTGAATGCCCCTTTCGGGAAAAGCGGCTGCCCCTTCCAGCCCAGCGCCAGCGTAATGACCGCACCACGGCGCGGCAGCGCTATTTTTCCATCGGCGTCGTCCAGCTCCAGATCAAGCTGGTCCGCTTCAAAGCCCCGGTTATCCGTCAGCGTCAGACTCATCAGGCGGTTATCCAGCACAGTGGTGATATCCCTGCCCTCAATACTGATGCTGAATGCGGGAGTTTTGTTGCCTTTGTTAAGCAGTTCAGAGCTGAAATTCACGACAGCAGCCCTCCCACCGTTTTACTGATATCGCTTAAGGCAGACGTTGCCGTGTCCTGCAGATTATTCAGTTGCGCACTGAGATCACCGAACATATCGGACAATGATTCATCCACCCTTTTGAGCGACAGGGTGAACTCAATCCGGCGCGGCATACCGTCGCGGAAAAACTCCGTTTTAGTCTGATTCAGTCCCTCAATCACATACATGCCATAAATCGTGCCGCTGCCTTCAATCAGGGGCCATGCTTTCCCCTGTTCTGCCATCTGCTCCAGTGCCAGCAACGACAGCCTGCCACCTGTTATCTCCGGCATAAGAACACCGGAAAGCGTCAGCATGTCGTTGTCCGGTCCCAGAAACTGCGTGGACGGACGTCGGTTTACCCGGCTGTTTGCCGCATGTCGCCAGCTGCGTTGATACTGCAGCTCCTGATACGGCACGGTGCGCAGCATAAACACGTACAATCCCAGCACCATCATCATGCTTCGTATCCCCCCTGATCGCTGTAGTTACTCCTGGCTTTTGCCTTCAGCCTGCGTTCACGTTCATCAAGCTGGCGTGCAACCTCCCGCGCAATATCCTGCGCACTTTGTCCTGGCTGCGTCTGAATGATGATCTGCGTCGGTGCCTCAAGCCGTTGAACGGGCGGCACAGTGGCTGCACGACTCACCATCGCTTCGCCGCCTTTCGCGGGAAGTGCCAAAGGATGTAACGGTGGAAGCTCTGCAGGCGCGGCAGCAACGCCCATCATTCCGGCAACAACCGCAGCCAGTGCAGCGGTATTTCTCCGGCTGGTCACGTTTGCCGGGCCGTTGACAATTTCCGGCCCGTTTTCACCGACGATGCCAAACTGCCCGCGCGGGATATAGCCGCCGCTGTCATACATCCCCGCAAAGCCATATCCCCATGACGGAAAACCACCCGATGGCATCATCACTTTACCGTCTGCATTCACCGTCGCAGGTTGCTGACGCGTCACGCTTTCCGGCAGTTTCGCCTTTGCAGCCTCTTTACTGACAATGCCGAGTTTATCCAGCAACCAGGAAACACCGGATTTCAGGGAGTCCAGCGGATGCATGACCATATTCAGCCCTTCCGCCAGTGCCTCCCCGAATCGTCGCCCCATTGCCGCTGCGCTCTGCAGTTCGGCAGAGGTCGACTTAACAGGCGTCAGCAGATCAGTAAACCAGCCCCACAGCGCCTGCACTTTGTCGCCAATCCACTGGAACACGGGCTTAAGTGGTTCAAACGCTGCACTGATGGGACCTGCCGCCGCTTTGAATCCTTCCACCACGCCACCGAGAAATGCGGTAATGGGTTGCCAGTATTTCCAGACAACCAGCGCCACGCCCGCCAGTGCAGTAACCACAAGACCTATCGGACTGAGCAGAGCACCTAACAGACCAGATATGGCATACAGGGCAACGCGCAGCATCGCCAGCGGACCAGATGCAAGCACTCGCAGCACCGCGCCTGCGGCTGCCAGTCCACCGCGCAGTACCGCCAGAGGATTCATAAACATCACAGCAACAGCACGTAAACCGGATAATCCAGACCGCAAAAGTGCAACTGGCGCACCTGCTACAGTTTTCAGGACATTTCCCGTCAGTGATGCCGTGCGGCGCAAAGACGACAACGGCGCAGTAAGTAAACCTGCGGCGTTGCCCGATGAAGCAAGCCCGCGTCGCAGCAGTGCCAGTGGAGCGCCAGCCAGCCAGGACAACGCGTTGCTGGTTCGAGTTACTGCTGCCGTAACGGAAGGTAACGTTTTGATACCCAGCACAGAGAATCCCAGACGGATCACTGCCAGCGGCCCCAGCACTGCAGCCAGCGCCACCGCTAAGGTGCCGAGGCCTACGGTAACCGCAGCCACAACAGCCGCTACTTTCATCAGTGTGCCTGTCAGTTCCGGGTTAGCTTCCACCCAGCGGCGCAACGCCCCCGTAATGCTTTTCACCGTGTACAGAATATCCATCAGCGGCTGGCGCAGCGTTTCGCCCAGGCTGCTGAAGGTGTTCTGCGCTCCAGTTTTGACCAGCAACCACTGAGCGGAAAGTGAGTCTTTGTTGATGTCGGATTCTTTCTGCATGGAACCGAGCGCATCATTGTCCGCTGTCAGTTTTAGCTGGCGCTGCAGTTCCGGAAGGTTGTTTGCCAGTTTCGCTGCATCATCACCAAACTCTTTACCAAACAACATGGTCATGGCAGACAGACGATTGTCCTGCGGCAGTGCGTTCACCTTCTCCAGCACACGCTGGATAGTTCCCATCGCATCCTTCGTCATCTGCTTTTCAATCACTTCAGGATTGAGTTTCAGCAGATTCATCCCTTCAAAGAAACTCTTGCTTTGCATGGTGGCAATGGACAATTCACGCACCATCGCGTTTGCTGCACTGGCTGCAACCTCCGGCGCAGCACCCAGTGTCAGAAAGGTGGAACCCAGTGCCGCCGCTTTACGATAATCCAGACGGTCAGCCACACCGCCCAGACGTTGCATCACATCAATGATGTCCGCCCCTTTCGACATGGCGTTATCATCCAGATAGTTCAGCGCATCGCCGAGCTGTTCAATATTGCGGGTAGGTATTTTGTAGAGCTGGGCGATTTTCCCCAGACTTTCTGACAGTTCATCCGCTGGCAGCTCAAAGGCTGTTGCCGCCTTTGCTGCCGTACTGGCGAAGGCCAGCAGGTCACGTTTCTGGTCTTCCCAGCTGTCGTCAGGGTTTGCGACGTTCATGCGCGCACCACCTTCAACCAGTGCAGCGAAGTCCACCGCACCGTTTTCCATCGGCAACTGTTCGCTGGCAGCCTTGATGGCATCCTGCATTTCATAAAAACGTGCAGTGCGGTTGCCATTATCGTCACGCAGACCATTGACCTGCTTTGCCACACCTTTCATGGCATCTTCCATGCTGGTATAGCTTTTTACTGCCGCCATCACTGGCGCACCCATTGCCAGCCCTGCAGCCGTGGTAGTGGCTCCGGCTCCTGCGATGCGATCGCGCACTTCAAGCCGTCTTGAGTATTGTTCTCTGGCAGCGTTCATCCGTGCCTGTTGCTCACCCAGACGTTTAAGTGCTTTTTGCTGGCCCTCCAGTGCCTGCCTTGTTTCTTCAGCATTTTTCTTAAGTTCTCGCTGGGCACTACTGAGTTGTCTGGTATCAATCCCTGATTCTTTAAGTGCCTGACGTTGTCTCTGGACCGCCCCCAACAAGCCGTTATAGGTCTGCTGAAGTTCCTGTACTCGTGTTTTGGCCTGACTGAATAACTTTGCCTGCGCGGCGGTTGGCCTGTTAGTGGCAGCAAATTGTGTGGCGAGTTTTGCCGCCTCTTCGCGGGCTGCGTTCAGGTTGTTGGCTGTTATGGCTAGTTGCGAGCGCGTCTTGCGAAATTCATCAATTCTGCCAGCCTGCTTATTCAATTCTTTGAGGCTGTTTCGGGTATTCTGAATTGCGCCAGCCAGCTCTTTCGAACTGGCCTGTGCAGCACGGAATGGGCGGGTGAGTTTGTCAACCGCATTAAGAATGACCTGCAGGCGCAGGTTATTATCACTCATCGTTGGCCCCGCTTCTCTGAATCGCTTTATACCGCCATTCCAGCACTTCGGTCAGCGGCATAACGTCAGTAACGGATGGCGGCCAGTGAAAGATGGTGGCGATATCAGCCACCAGATCGTCAACCGTCAGGCTGTCGGTAAACCGGTAAGCACCGACTTCTTCAACAAAAAAGTGACAACCTCAACCGACATGGCAGTGAGATCTGCCGGGTCCATCTCTGCAATTTCCTGTGCAGTCAGTGCCGGACTGGAGATGCGGGGGATCACGGTCATCATCGCGTTCACATCCATATCCATAATGGCCTGCAGGCGTGTACCGCGCAGCGCACCGGACTGCGGTTTACGCAGCACAATTTCGGTAATTTCTGTTTTACCGCGCTTGATAGGGGTATCCAGTTGAATGGTCTTTTCAGTCTGCTTATCGCTCATTTTGTTGTCCTGTAAATTAGGTTCTGGCGCGGCATTCCGCGCCGTTCAGATACATCAGAGGCCGAGGGCGTTGCGGTGCGCTTCCATCAGGTCCACACCGTCCACAATTTCCACCATGTTGATAAGGTCCACTTCATAGAGCACCTCACCATTGATGGTCAGCTTCGCGTAGCTGTTGGTACTGGTCACTTTGGTGGTGTTGCTTTCGCCCGTCTTCCACTCACCGGAATCCACTTCTTTGTGACGTCCACGCACCACAAGCTCCACGGCCTGCACTTCCCCGGTATCGTCACGCTGGATAGAGCCGGTAAAGCGCAACTGGATGCCATCCACCGTGGCTTTGCCCATCTGCTTAAACAGCAGCAGTTCAGTACCACCAATGGAAAATTCTGTGTCCAGCGCACTGTCATCAAGCCCCAGATCCACATCCACTGCCCCCGGCATTCCGCCGCCGCGATACTTCTCATATTTGCGGGTGAATTTCGGCAGCGTCAGCGACTCAACGATCCCCTGCCAGTTGTTCCCGTCGTTAAACAGGTTCAGGTGTTTTAATTTGCGTGGTAAAGCCATGTTGTCCCCTTACGCGCTGACCTGGGTGGCGAAATTCACCAGGTACTGATCGGTGATGCGCTGACGCAACATCAGGTTTTCAAGTGGCGGCACTGGCGTGTAGTCGTAGTCGATGGTGAGTTTTCCGGCTTTCAGCGTGTCTTTGTCGTTCACCGACTCGTCCAGCCAGCAATCACCACCAATGAGATACCCCTGACTGACCAGGCTGCGCATTTTGGCGCGGATGCCCTCGATAATGTCGCGCGCCAGCGACGGGTTCAGCGGTTTGTCCACTGCCCACATGTGCGCTTCTGCCATTGTGTCCGTCAGCACCTGCGCCGTGCGGGTGTAGTTTTCGAAGGCAAAGAGCGGGTCATCACTCAGGCAGCGGGAACCCCAGAAGCGGAAACCGTCTTTACGCACAAGCGTGGTGACGTCGTTCTGGTTCAGCAGACCTGCATCGGTTGCCGGGTCCTGCAGATCCCAGAACACATCTGCAGAAATTCCGGTGACACCGTTCACGCCCACGTTGGACAGGCTTTTGTGCCACCCAGTCTGCTCATCAATTTTGGCACGCAGACCAAGCGCACGGGCGGTGGCATATGCCGTTGCTTCGGCATTCAGCACCGTGTCCCAGCCAGTAAAGTCGGGCCAGATCAGCATTCCTTCGCGCTGGCTGAAGTTTTCACGGTAAGCGATCGCCTCCTGCACTGTCTTGCAGCCATACGCTGACAGGTAAGCAAACCCACGCAGGCTTTGCGCCACGCTCAGCAACTCAGTAGCTACCGCCTTGGTGTCGTGGCCTGGCACGCCGAGAATGCGCGGTTTAACGCCGAGCAGTGACTGGGCAGATAACAGGGCTTTCATGCCTTGTTTTTTTACCTTCAGCGGTCACTGCTCCGATGATATTGGTCGTGGTTTCTTCTTCCGTTTCACCCTGCGGTACACGCACAACAACGGTCACGGGTTTTGCCTGGTCAGCAATGGCGTCCAGCGAACGGGCCAGTGTGCCGGACTCACCCGCTTTACCGCTGGCAGTCAGCACATCAGTGATCAGCACGGGTTTATTAAGAGGAAACATTTTTGCATCGGCATCATCGCCCGTGCAGACCATACCCACGATGGCGGTGCTCACCGTGGTAATGGATCGGGTGCCTTCGTTGACTTCAACAACGCGCACCCCGTGGTGGTAATCCTGAGCCATAGTGGCGAACCTCCTGATTGGATTAGGCTTCGCCCTATGTTGAAGTGATTGTGCCTGACAAACAGCTAAGCGCAGTTGTACCGTTATTCACACAAAATGACGGTATTTATCTGCTTTCAGGGATAATCAAAATAAAGCTGATTCAGGGAGATTCATTGCTCTTATTTGCCGGAAATTTTCGATAAATGGTAGAAACGCCCACATCAAAAATCAGTGCAATACGCTGTCTTGATTCTCCGGCCTCGAGTAAACGCCCAATCTGTGCCCACTGTTCGCTGGTCAACTTAGGACGGCGTCCACCTACTCTGCCTTTGTCGCGAGCTGCAGCAATCCCCGCCCTGGTACGTTCAACTATCAGTTCGCGTTCCATTTCAGCCAGGGCACCCATGACATGAAAAAAGAAACGGCCCATTGGGGTGCTGGTATCAATACTGTCAGTCAGGCTTCGGAAATTCACACCACGCTGGCGCAACTCTTCTATCAGCGTAACAAGATGCCGCATACTGCGCCCCAACCTGTCCAGCTTCCAGACAACCAGAGTGTCTCCTGCCGATAGTGTCCTAAGCAGTTTTTTAAGCCCCGGTCTGTCGGACTTAGTGCCACTGATTTTGTCCTCAAAAATCCGCTCACATCCCGCGCAATTCAGTGCATTACGTTGCAAATCGGTGTTCTGGTCATTTGTTGACACGCGTACATAACCAATAAGCATGATCATCTCCTTGAATAAAAATCGGGGATGATGCCAGTTAGTCGTAATCGCTGCATTTTCTTAAACGTTGGTTTGGGAGAAGGCTCTGCATTACCGGTTGGGGTGCCTGTTCCGTGGCCTTCAGCCACTCCGCCAACAGGCTGGCTGAAATGCAATGGTGCGGCTTTTTCTGCTGAAGAATACCCGGAACTGGCAAAGGCTTACCCGACCAATAAATTGCCTGATTTACGCGGTGAATTTATTCGTGGCTGGGATGATGGACGTGGAGTGGATGCGGGGCGAGCCTTGCTAAGTCTTCAGGATGACTCTTTTGAAGCTCACAGGCATGAGTCCTTTTTTTATGCGGGTATTTCACGCAATGAAACACCATTAAAAAATCTTCCAAGTTCAGACGAGATGCTGACTTTAAGTTCCACAACTAATGCCTTGTCCCCGGACAGTATTGATGCCACCAATTCGTTAATTGGTAATGATGATTACAACTGTTTGATTGAAGGAAATAAAAATAACAAACGAACGGCAACGGGGTTGAGTACCAGTATTGTCGGTGCAGCAGAGACACGCCCACGTAATATTTCATTTAATTACATTGTGAGGGCTGCATGATGTATAACGCCATCTTAAATAATAAATTTATTGCCACAAAGGCAGGAGAGATTACCGTTTATAACTATGACAGTGAGACACGGGAGTATATTTCTGCATCAATTGAATATCTTGCTGTGGGTGTCGGTATCCCCGCATATTCCTGTTTAGATGCTCCTGGCACACATAAGGCTGGTTATGCAATCTGCCGTTCGGCAGATTTTAACTCATGGGAATATGTGCCAGACCATCGCGGTGAAGTTGTCTATAACACCGAAACGGGAGAATCAAAAGAAATCACAGCTCCGGGGGATTACCCTGATAATACAACCACTATCGCCCCGTTAACGCCATACGATAAATGGAATGGTGAGAAATGGGTGACGGATACCGAGGCACAGCATAGCGCCGCAGTAGATGCAGCAGAAGCACAGCGCCAGTCGCTGATGGATACTGCAATGGCTTCCATCAATCTGATTCAACTGAAATTACAGGCCGGACGGAGTCTGACGCAGGCAGAAACCAACCGACTTAACACGGTGCTGAATTACATTGACGCAGTGACGGCAACAGATACCAGCACCGCGCCTGATATTATTTGGCCTGTATTCCCTGAGACTGATTAACCTCAATTAGTATTGGTTCGCCTTTCTCATTAATTGTTAGCTCCATGCCCTGAGGAATTTCTGTCATAGTAAAAAACCAGTTGTCCTCCGGTAATTCAATAGCCCCGGTCACGTCATGAAGACCGGGGATTACTTCAGTCAAAGTAACTGGATTAAACAGGCGCACAATAAACCCTCCAGGAAAAAGCATTTGATGATGGTCTGCCGTCGTACATCTGGCAGCGGGCATAAAAGCCGGTATTTGTTACCTGATCATCCACGATCATTGAAACGTGAACATTATTAGGTGTGCTCTCGTAATCCGTTCTTATTCTTTCCGCGATACTGATAAAACGTGAAAGTTTAGGCAGTGCAATTGGGTAAACAACTTTAGCCAGTCCATTATCATTAGATCCACCGGTTCCAAATACTTCTATTGCACCATCTGACCAGCGTATCCATGCACCATTGGCATTAGCTCCTCGCTGAATGACATATCTGGACTCTAGCCCATTCAAGAATAGCCGCGAAACGTTGTCATTACAACACAGGCGGCTATATGACGCTCGCGCAGTTAGGCATGGCCTTCTGGCACGATTTAGCGGCTCCGGTCATTGCTGGCATTCTCGCCAGCCTGATCGTGAGCTGGCTGAATAAGCGGAAGTAA